CCTTGCCTAGGCCTTCATTATGGACGGCGACACTATGCCATTCGGTCGCGGATTTCCGATCGCCATTGGCCGCCTTCCAATGCTCGGTCGTGGCCAGGCGCAGATTGACGACGCTGCCGCCATTCTGGAATTCCGCCCGCTTCGGATCCTCGCCCAGAAAGCCGAGCAGCGCCGTCTTGTTGATGCAGGACGTCATGCGCGGGTTCCCTTCCTGTCGATCAGGTCGGCCGTTTCCATCAGGCTCTGGGCAAACTGCCTCAGCCGCGAGACGGACATGGCGCTATGCACTGCGCGATCGCCAACGCGCAGTGCTATCACCGCATGCGTCAGGCCGGTTTCGTCGCCGACACCGCAATAGATTGCCTCATCGCAAGGCAGGCTGGGCACCCGCGCATCGCCCTTGTCGAACGGGATGAACTCGATCCGGGATGGCGGCGCCGCACCCTGCGCTTCCTGATAGAGCGACCAGTTGACGTGGTAATTGCCGTTCCGGTCCTTTGCTTTCTTGAAGCCCTTCACCAGCTCTTCCCCTTGCCGTTGTTCCAGTTGGCGATGGCGTCGGTGTCATTGCGCGCGCTATCGATCGTCTCGGCGCCGGCGCGCTGACAGCCTGGGCATTCCACCCAGGTTGCGATCAGAATGTCGCCGGGATCGGGCACGATACGGCTGCGCAGCACCGGCATGCGGCCACAGGCGCAGCGATCGGCACGGACAATGGCTTCGATCATTGCTGCCACTCCCGCATGAAGGCGCGGGCACGCGCTATGCGAACCGGCCCGATCTGGGGAATGCCCATCCGCAAATGGCGGACAAAACCGGGATCGCCCGTCGCCTCACGGCTGAAGCGAGAAGGGGAAAGGCCGCTCTCTGCGAGGAACGCGTCCACTTCCCGTTGAAAGCGCAGACGGCCAGTAGCGGTCATCCTCATGCCGCCACCTGCAGCGCTGAAGCGATTTCCTGAATCCGGCCGACCGCCGTGTCGAAGTGCGCGGGATTATGCTCGATCCCGATGAAGCGCTTGCCGGCCTTCAGCGCGGCGACGCCGGTCGACCCCGTGCCCATGAAGGGATCGCAGATCAGATCGGCGCCGATATTGCCGACGATCTTGTCCATCACCTTGTCGGGCTTCACCGTCGGATGATCATATTTGCCGCCGCGACCGACTTGGCTGGTCACATGCCGCTTCTTCGCCGCCAGCTCGCCGACGGGATGATGGCCATGGTTCCAGGCGTGGATATAGATCTCGCTGTCTGCCTGATAATGTTTGTTCGCCATCGGCATGGGGTTCGTCTTGATCCACATGCACAGCGCGAACCTGTCGAAACTGCCCTGCAAATAGGTCGACAGCTTGGGCACCTGGTCATTGTGGCAGAACACGACGACGGACCCGCACAGCAGGGGATTGATGATCTGATGATCAAAACCCTGATCCAGCCCCTCTTCGGCAATGCGATCCGTGTGGCCACGCTGCTTGCGGAAGGCGCCACCACCGGCCGTGCGCAGCACATAGGGCGGATCGGTGCAGATCTGGGGCATGAAGCCCAGCGTCGGCAGGATCTGATAGCTGTCGCCCAGGATCAGCCGAGCGTCGCCGATGATGATTTCGCGCACAATCATGCCATCACCGGCATGTCGTCATGGTGCCGGCCATCCAGATAGCGACCCGTCATCGCTTTGACGGCATGCAGCGAGTGCCCGCTACCATTTGACCAGATTTCGCCATTTGCGGTCTTCTGCCCGCAGGGGAGCCACTGCCCCCATTGCTTGAAGAGAAAGGGGGTCTGAGCTTCACGACACTGGTCGCGCAGGCTACGAGCCGCCTCCAACGACATCGGCCGCGCCCCTCGGCCGCTTTCTCCACCAGCGACGACCCAGTGGACCTTCGGCAGCGAGCTTTGCGGGCCGGGGATGGGATAATCAAAACCACCCCATCCGGTCAGAGCGCTGACCGAGAAGCCTTTATGAACGACGCGATCTTGAATTTTGGTCAGGTCGATAGGGGCAAGCAGCGGCTCGCAGGAAAGCCAGCGGACAGCGGCAGGAGTTGCCAGCAGATGCGGCACCCTCTCTTCAGCCCTGTGCTGATCCTCGATCGATGTTCCGAGCCAGATGTTCTGCCGCGGCTGATATAGCTGCACGGTTTCAGGCAAGTCATAGAACGCGTTGATGTTCGACGGAAGCGCCCAGCGTGCGCGAACATAGGCCGCCATCCGATCAGGCCGCTTAGTCAGCACCTGGTGAACGTGATGCCGTGTCGCTTCCATTTCGTCGAAACAGAGATCGATCCATTCGTCAGGCACCGACGGATGGAACATGTCACCATGCGCATTCCAAAAGATCATTCGCGATTTGCGCCAGCGGCGAGGCAGTGAAAGGGCAGGTTCATTCAGGCGCACCTGCCCGTTCCACACAGGACCGGCCTTGCTCGGTGCCGTCAGCCCGACGCGCGACGGGTGGTTGCGAAGCCGGGTGCCGGCCAGCTGCATCGCATAGCAATTGGTGCAGCCCGGGGAGAGGACGGTGCAGCCATTGATGGCGTTGACCGTGGCGTCGGTCCACTCGATCTTGGTGCCGTCAGCCATTTGCAAAATCTCCCATGCCGTTGGCGAGGCGCAGCAAGATGTCCGCATGGCAGGGAGCATCCAGCTTGCACCAACAGGCCAGATCGCGGCCCTTGAGCGGTTTGAGAAAATCAGGGTCGGCGGTCAGCTTTGCGACGAGCCAGCCCAGATAGAGATCGAGCGACCGATCAATGCCAGGCGCACCGCGAAAAGCGATGCAAGGCGCCGGAAAGCCGCGCTGATCGAAGGTATGAAAGACCTGTGTCAGGCCGAACGGATTACCCCAGCGGGTGGACCGATCGACCTTATGCGCGCTGGCCGGGAGCCGCCAACCACGACGCCGGGAAAGCTGTATGCGCTTCGGCTCTGTCACGCCGCCAGCCTCTGCAGCGCCTTGTACACGGGCGTCGGGCTATAGATACCGAGCTTGCGGGCGATGGCGGCGGCGTTGCGCGGCTCACCTTCGGCCAGCAGCGCCCGCACCTGTGGCACGATCTCCAACGCTACGCTGGCACGAACACCCATCCGTTTGTCCTGGGGTTTTGTGGCCGGCAGGGGGCTTGCTGCCCTCCCGCCGGCCTGCGACCCGCCGGCTCGCGGGAACTGCTTGCCCGTGCGCCGGGCGTAATAGTGGAAATTCTCGTCCCCACCGCCATGCAGGCGACGCTGGCGATACAGCAGGACCACGCCGGATGCCGCCAGATCGCGCAGCCGTTCGGCCACCCGCGATCCATGGGGGAGCGACGTTGCCCGCGCATAGGGCAGGACATCGCCCTGCACGGCGGTTTCCAGCCAGCTGGTGACCTGCCGGTCGGTGACGATCATGCGGCCAGCCCTTCGGTGCGGGGCGCGTCGACCCGGTTCCAGAACTCGCCGGCGCTGCGCTTACGCCGAATGAAGTCGATGCCGCTGTCGAGCGCCGCGCGCATCGCGACGGCCGTGCTCTCATTGAGGCACAGCGCCAGGCCGCACCCATTCAGCACAAAGCCCTCGGCAAAGCGCGTATCGTTGATCGTGTGGAACAGCTGGCCCGGCGGCAACGCGCCGCCCAGCGCCCCGAGCGCGGGCAGTTCGGCCGCTTGCGAAGGCGCCGAAGCCGGGGCAGGGGTGGTACCCCCAGGCTCCGGCGCCTTCTCGACCGCGCCTGCGCGGGGGGAAAAGTCAGGCGCGATCATCTCGGTAAGCGGAACGGGCAGGCCGAACATCTCGGGCAGCACCGTGCCTTCGGTCATTTCGGCCAGCGCCACCGCGAAATCTTCTTCGGGCAGGATATCACCGGCCAGAATGCGCTCGATCGCGCAGCCGCTATGTAGCGGGTGACCGCCCGGCTTGGGCTTGGCGATGAAGTCGGCATGCAGGATGATCCAGTCGGCCAGCGCCTTCGCGCCCTTGTTGACCGGCTTGCCATCGACGAAGCCCAGATGCTTGACCTGACATGCGATGATCAGCTGCATCGGCTGATAGATGCCGGGCGTCAGATGCTCTGCGAAATCCTTCAGCGAAAAGGGGCGAAATCCCGTCAGGTCCATCATCATTGGCCTCCCTTGATCTTCGATTGAAGCTTGTGGCGTAGCTGGGCGGACACCCGGTCCAGATCGTCCAGCGCGGCGAGCGCTGTACGCGCTTCGGAAGCATTGACCTCTTCGCCATCCGGCCCGTGCGGACACACCGCATCGGCCACGGCGCGCGAGACATCGCCGAATTCGGCCGCCATTTCGGCCACGGTGCGCATCATGCCGTCCGCGTCGGCCCCGCCCCGCGGCAGCGGCACGAACACGCCGCCGCGGCGCCGGCAGAGCCAGCTGGTGACATGCGGCCAGCCTGGCAGGCCGACCGTGCGATCCTCCAGCAGGTCGATCAGATCCAGCGTGGGGTATTCGGCGACATTGGCCAGGCCCATGTCGCTGATCTTCTGCCGCCGCACGCCGCTTTCCTCGGCAGCGGCGTCCTGCCCGCCAAAGGCCTTGACCAGTGCCTTGAAACCGGCCTTGCCCGACTGCTGGTCGGGCGACAGAGCGACGGCGCGCGACATCACGCTGCCTCGCTCTGCTGAGTGGCGGCAAAGTCGTCCGTTTTGCCGGGTGACTGACAGGCGAGCTCGACCGATACGGTGTCGTCATGACAATCGAGGCCATAGAAATCGTTAGGCATGACCTGCCCGGCAGTCTCGCGGACGATGAACGACATCGTTTCGCGGTCAGGGATGCGGCTGCCATTGGCATACCGTCGCACTGCCTCGGCCGTGCGAGAGATCGCGCCTCCGAACTGACCATATGTCAGGCCCTCTCGCGCCAACCAATCCTGAAGCTGCATGCTGTTCCTCCGTTCGACACCGATATGGTGTTGTTGACACCAACTTGTCAACACCAAATTGGAGTATGGGCGCATTGCACCAAATTGGTGCAAAAGGAGGCATGACGATTGCCAACAATATCGCTGCTCTGCGCGAACAGCGCGGATGGGCCCGCCCGGAGCTTGCCAAGCGCATGGGCACCTCGACGCAGCAGGTCGAGCGATTGGAAAAAGGACAACGCGGCCTGACAACCGATTGGATCGACAAGGCTGCGCGCGCATTGGGCGTGCCAGCAGGCGACATCATCACGCCTGGTGCTGCGAACTTAGATGATCCGCTGCCCCATCTTGTACCTGACCGCCTCCCCACGCGTGGAGCGTCGGACGATGACGGCACCGTCGACGTCATTGCGCTCGATCTCTCCATTTCGATGGGACCAGGCACGCTTGTTGATGATTTCGTTGAGCAGTCCCCGGTTAAGTGGGACATCGGGCTCCTTCGCGTCATCACGCGATCGCCGTTCCACGTCCTGCGGGAGGTGCGGGGTATCGGCGACAGTATGGAGCCGACTTTGAGAAGTGCCGACCGGGTACTGATCGACACGTCGGAACAGATGCTTTCGCGGGTACATGGCATCTACTGGATCGACCATCTTGGTGCGCATGGGTTGAAGCGGCTGCGTGCCGCCGGGCAGGGCCGAGTGCTGATCATGTCGGACAATCCGAACGTGCATGACTATGAAGTCGCGGCCGATGAGCTGCGCATTCACGGTCGGGCAATCTGGTACGGGCGCGAGCTTTGAAGAGGCTTTCGTTGGCAGTGGTCGGTGCCGACCATCCCAACAAGAAGGGGCCGTCACGCAGGTTTGAGATCGCCCTTTGTCTGCCGGGCGAAGCCGTTCACCTAATTCCTGAGCCCAAGAACAAATTCGATCGCAGAGCCATCGCCGTCTATTCCGAGCGTCATGTGCAGATCGGCTATGTTCGCGCGGAGCGCGCCCAACTGATTGGTACAGCCATGAGCAAGGGCGCGGTTTCGGCGATCTTCCAACGAACGGAGCAATGGGGCGCTTCGATACGAGTGCATCTGGACGGCACCCCGGCCACGCTTCCCGATGTCGATGATAGCCGCGCGAATGACTGGCCGCCTCCTGGATCCGATGACCCAGATTGGTGGCCTGACGAGGTATACGACGACTAGCACCAAAATGGTGTTGACTTAGAACACCGATATGGTGTTAAAGGCTTCCCGTCACCAACGGGAGGCATCCATGTCCCACATCGAATTTCGTACCCCTGCGTCGATCATGCGCGCTCAGGCGCGCGATGATCTGGCGGCTGCCCAGCGGCTCAATCGCCAGTCGCTCGGCTATCTGATCGTGTCCGTCGCGGCCCTGCTGGCAGCCTGCGCCCTCGTCGCATGGGCAATCTGGGCATGATGGACTTCACCCCCACCGCGCAGCAGATCAGTCTGCATGGCCTTGGCTTCATCCAGGTGAAGCTGGGCGGCAACCAGCGTCTACATGTCTGGCATCCGGACCTGCCGCGGCGCAGCTGCTACGAGAATAGCTCGATCCACAATCACCGCTTCAGCTTCATGAGCCATGTGCTGGTCGGAACGCAGGTCAACCGGCGCTGGAAGGTCCGCCCGGCCGAGGACGGCACCCATGATCGCATTTCCCATGACGGCGCGCGCAGCGACAAGGGCGGCCGCCTGTCCTACGTGGCCGAGCGCGTCTCGATCGAGGAATATTTCCCCGGCGCCGACGAAGTCTACGCCGCCGGCCAATATTACCACATGCCGATGCTGCAATATCACGAGACGCCCAACAGCGGCATCGTCGTCACCCTGCTGCGCAAGCTGGACGAAGGCGACAAGCATGCATCGTCGCTGATCACGCACGGCCATGAATTCGACCAGGGCTTCGATCGCTTCCAGATGAGCGAGGATGATCTTTGGCACGTCGTGATGGACGCCATGAGGGCCGCAGCATGAGCCCCTTCGAACAGTCGGTCGCCGACGCGATCGAGGACGGGCGCCTGGCGCTCGACGCTAAGGTCGGCCTGGGGACCATCCGCCAGGTCGAGCGCGATACCCTCGCCATGCTGCTGGAAGCCGTCGCCGGCCCCGGCATTGAACTGCGCGGCAAGGCCACCATGGCCGCCACCCGCGCTAGCGAGGCGGTCCATGAGCTGCTGCTGTTCGCCCGTGAGGGCAATCAGATGGCCAGCACCGCCTTCTCCATCTCCGTCGCCGGAAATCTGGCCGACGCCATCCGCCTCGCGATCGATGCGCAGGGCGGCCCAGAGGATGACGAGGAAACCCAATTCTACACCGCCGTCGCGCGATATCTGGATGGAGAAGCGTCATGAGCGCTGTCGACAACCTTTTCGCCGGCGGCGCCCGCATGGTGTCGGAAGAGGCAATCGAGCTGACGCTGCAGTCGCTGCGCGCCTATTGGGATCGGCATGAGCATGTTGCAATCGCCTGGTCGGGCGGCAAGGACAGCACGGCAACGCTTACGCTGCTGATCCACCTGATTGAGGCTGGCGAGCTGCCCAAGCCGGCGAAGCTGTTCATTTTCTATGCGGACACTCGGCAAGAATTGCCGCCGATCCAGATTGCCGCCGAACAGGTGATCGCGCTGCTTCGGTTGCGCGACTGGATCGAGGTCGTGGTTGTGCGCGCACCGCTCGACAAGCGGTTCATGGTCTACATTCTGGGACGCGGGGTGCCGCCGCCGAACAACAACACCCTCCGCTGGTGTACACGACAGATCAAGGTCGATCCGATGGCTGAAGCGCTCGGCGCCGCGATCGCGGACATGCCGGGCACGGCGCTGATGCTGACTGGCGTGCGCCAAGGTGAAAGCGCGGTTCGCGATGGTCGGATCGAAATGTCATGCTCTAAGGATGGCGCGGAATGCGGGCAGGGCTGGTATCAGCAGGCACTGCCGGAGGCGAGGGGCGTGCGCGGCCGGATCGCGACGTTGGCGCCGATCCTGCACTGGCGGGTCTGCATCGTCTGGGACTGGCTCAAGGTCTATGCGCCCCAGCCGGAATTTGGCGGCTGGCCGGTGCGGATCCTTGCTGATGCCTATGGCGGCGATGACGCCGAAGAAATCAACGCGCGCACCGGCTGCATCGCCTGCCCGCTAGCAGTGAAAGACACGGCGCTCGATTATCTCGTCGGCACCGACGCTTGGACGCATCTGGCGCCGCTCAAGGAATTGAAGCCGCTCTATCGCTGGATGCGCGAGCCGGCGCAGCGCCTGCGCAAGGCCGGAGCTGAGACGCTAAAGGATGGCAGTCTCGCCAAGAATCCCCAGCGTATGGGGCCTTTGACGCTCGCGGCGCGCGAAGAGGCGCTGGCGAAGATCCTCGACATTCAGGCGCGAGCGCGGGTCGACCTCATTAATGATGAGGAAGAAGCGAGGATCCGGGAACTGATCGCCGCTGGCACCTTCCCCGATAAGTGGGACGGCAGCGAACCGAACGCCGCCGCTTGGCTCGATCGTGTC